AGTCAACCCTCCTTTAGTCTCTCCTACTCTACTAAATGCCCCAGAACTTCTGCCTAGAGAATACTTAGTAGGGTCTAAATTGAATAACGAATTGAGTGCCATGCTCTGCTACTCCTTTTAATCCCAGAAACTCCAGTCGAAGTCAGGAAGTTCAAATCCCTCAAAGCTACCAAAGTCAGGAAGATCGAAACTCAGGTCAGGCATCTCGAATCCGCTAAGATCCATATCAGTAATACCACCGAGATTCACATTACCGAAGGCTTCACCGATCTGACCGATGTTATCTGTGACTTGGTTGAATCCAAAGTCAGGCACTGCGAATGGATCGAAGCCATAAGACTCAGCGCCCGGAACACCCCCAGCTTCCGAATCACCTCCGCCAAAGATACTACCCAAACCTGCAATCATTGCAGAGAATGGATCTTTACTTTCGCTAGAGCTGGAAGAACTAGAACTGCCAGTTCCGCTACCTTTCTTCTTCCCTCCGAGAGCCTCTTCAGCTTTACCTCCAAGGATCTTACCTAAACCTGCAATCGCCAAACCACCCAACGCAGAACTCCGATTATTATTCGGCAAATACTTCGGTGCCTGCATCGCAGTCTGCCGATAGTACTCATTGGTCATCTGAGCATTAGCTTGATTAATAGGCAGATTCGCCTGCGAAGCTTTCAGTGCAGCTTGCGCAGTAATATCATTCGCCATCAGTTTCTGAGTAGAAGTGTTATATAACCCACTCATATTCTGTTGTTGCATCTTCTCCAGAAAACCACCTTGCCCACGCATGTACTCAGTCATCAGGTTCTGAATATCCTGACTAGAAACCTGAGACATCATTTGCGGAGCACGTACTTCACCCTTATAAGCTGGGTTAGCAGTCTTACCGGAGAACATACCTTGAATAAACTGAGCCAGCTGCATCTCACCTGCAAGCGGCATATTGTTACCAGTAGCCTGTGTAGTCATTACTTACTCCTTTTCAGGATCAAACCGTTTTGATAGGATTTATCTAGCATACATGTTAAGACTTCAAGCCTTGGAACTCTAGGAGGGATTACGAAGCTCACGTGCACCCACGTGCCTTCATAGATCAATTGATCAATCCCTAGGGTTTGCTTATGTTGCGAGAGTTTCTGGCATACCTGATAAGGAGTACCATATGCCTCGCAAGTAAAATCAACTGCCTCTCCATGTATATGCTGAGACTTCTTCGATCCACCTACAGCTTTATTAACTTCCTCAGACCTGTACCAGCTATTGATCTTAATAGGTAAATTACCTAGTAAAGCTCTCACCATTTCCATCTTGTTAGCTGTATGGTAGATTGTATGAGAAGCTTCGATTGTCAGAGAGTTAGGGATACCCGTCTCAGTGGTAGTAGCTTCCTCGATTGTGAAATGTTTTGTAATGTGCATGGTTACGGTAAGAATCCAAAGGCAAGTTCAGTAGAAGAGACTGCGAATCCAACCTTCTGTGCAGTCACACCAAGTTGTATTGCACCTGCAGTTGTAGAAAGGTAGTAGTAGGCTCCCGGAGTCAGGCCTACAAAACCTCCCACAATACCTCCCAAAGTAATAGGTGCATAGGAGTCAGCAGCAGTATCTTCCATCACAATCGCATGTGCCCTATTGACATCGATATCAGCTGCAACTATATTACCAGATGAATCAATATTAACAAGGGTGCGCGCAGTGAGTGCTCCAGCTGTATACTTATAGATCCGATTTATATAAGCAGCTCTACATGCCACACTCGCACTGATATAAGGCCGATCAGCAGGTGCAGCATTAATTGCTCCAGTATACTCATCCAACTTGAATGCAATCGTGTTGAGGGCATTATATAGTTTCAACAGTTCAGCTGCTACTTCTGGATCTTCCACAGCAGAACTCGACGAGACACCTGCACCTAGATTAAAACTTAACTCTCTATTAGCCATATCAACTAGAGCCTCCTGTACTCATTGTGAGAACCAGAGAGTTCAGATCGAAATGACCTTTCACTAGAATCACATGGTTCACTGCAGTAGTATGGTATAGGTAAGTTGCGAATGCATCACTTATATCAGTACTCCTATAAGTGCTAGCAAAAGATCCGGATTTCCCATCAAGAGCAGAGAGCACATACACAGAAGGATACACATCCTCACCATACTGATTACCGAATTCATCGTACAGATCAGCAGGATAGAGATTCTCGATCTCAATACCTTGCAGAATTGTGAGTCTCGATCTACTCCACTGATACCGCCCCATTGCAATGTAAGGCATATCTGCCTCAACTCGATCAGCATACTCTGTAGCAAACGGGCTATCTACGGTGAGGAATCTCTTATCCGCAGTAATAAGACCAATCAGAGAATCTTCTGTTTCAAATACTTCTAGGTGATCCTTAACAATACGGCCCCACCTATCGAGTGCAAGATCGTATACCCAGCATTGATCGTAATGAGTAGCTGCAGTTGCTTTCACAGAAACACAAACAAATCGAGTTCCAATCGTAACGATCTTCGCATCCTCCACCTTGCCGTTAGTTCCGGCAGTAGGAGTTTTCGGAATTACAGTTGTTTCGTTCCAGACAGGAGTGTTAAGTGCGTTCTCGTAGAGGTCAGTCCATACGTTCTTTGAACCATTATGAGATACTTGCTGAAACCCTGCAGAAGTAAATGCGTATGCTGAGTTCTGATTGCCCTCATAACTGACAGATTGAATAGAGCTAAGTCCAGAAGATCCAACGATCTCTCGGAAGTTGAAGGGATATCTAGCATTGTTGGAGAGTTGGGCCGAGATACAATTAACTTCAGTGAAGATATAGATCCCGTACGAGTTGGACGTACAAACTGTGATTGCACCTTTAGCTCCTTCTACGCTACCTCCACCTGCACCCGTATCTAGTGAAGGTACGAAATCAGTAGCATCAATTAATGAAGACCATGCGATTGCATCCCTACTCCATGCGAGAAGGTATCCACCAGTTGCAGTAAGACCAAGAACCTCAGAAGCAGTCAGGCCTCCCAGAGTTACAGAACTCAGAGTACCTGTACTAAAGTTATAAGTGTAGCATCCCACACCTGCAACATAGATATAGGTAGTCCCAGCCACATGAGCATAGGACATATTACCTACAACTGTTGCAACATACACAAACTGAGGAACAGATGCAGGCTCAGCTGCTTTCTTGAGTCGGTATAAGTGTCCTTCAATTGTATGAATCAGTGTTGCAGTTTCAGTTGTAGACCTGATTGGAAATGAAAGGTACGGAGTTGCAGGACAGGTTTCCTTAGACCCAAAGAACCCAATAGATCTGTACCCAAACTCTGTAGGTAGCGCATTCGCCACATACAGAACCTGAGGAAGTCCAATATCCTTATCCTTGTCCAGCTTTGCTGCAAGGTTAGGAGCATAGTTGTTATCTCGATCTTTAATAATAACCGATCGCCCAAACTTAACTGGGTCGACCGGAATCGAGGAAGAAGATAAGTTTGCACGATAGGTATTATCAGCCATTCACATTACCCCACTCGGTACCACTTGGAATCAGAACTCTGGAATACGAACTCAATACTTTGCAATGCAGCCAAAGCTGTGACTCCGTGTCCGGTTGCGATAGTTTCCCCTGCACCTGCATTCAAAGTTAATGTGGTTACAATACTTCTCGAAAACAGACGTACAGCTTGTCCGTCCAGAGGCTCAGCAGGAAGGGTAACAGTGAGTGCTGCGATAGTTGCAGAGTGATCCAGAACTACGAAGCGAGTCTCATTGTTAATAGTTTTAGATTCCCCTGTAAGGGGCACAATGATTTGTTTCGGGAATTGGGAGGCACCAGTTACCTTGATAGTATCAACCTCAGTAAGTCCAGTAACATCCAACCCAGCAAAACAGAACAATGCACCGATCTTAGCTCCATTGCGTGCGAGAGCCATCACAGGATCAGTGCCGCCCGGCAGGAACCAACACAGATCGAAACTAGATCCAGTAATTACAGGAGTGCCTGCATCATCATACACTTCGAACTTATATGTGTATGTAGGAGGATTTGCATCTACAACTCGATACGAAACTGCAGAAGGAGTGGAGAAGAATGCAGAAGCAAACTCATCCCCGAAGTCAGAAGTAATCTCCTGATTCGAGTACACAATGAATGAATTCCCGGTAAGCAGCCATACCATGAGAGCATTAGCTGTGACAGGGAAATCAGTTACTGGATCAAAGCTATGAGAGATTCCATGAGGAATAAGGAGAACTCCACCCCCTGCAGTTACCATCGCCGCGAGAGCAGCGGCAATAGCAGTATCATTCTGCCCTGAGGTCTTAGTAGTTCTTGCTCCATAATCGATAGCAGAGTAGAATACTCCATTAGACCCAAAATCAAATGCAGAACCGTGTACAGTACTAACCATTTCAGTGGCCTCCAAACATTATCTTAATAAACATTGCACCTAATCCTGTGCCCATCAAACCCCATACCCAATATGCCATCTTAGCCATACCTTTGATCTGATTAGTAAAGGCGAGAGTGTTGTCAGTGAAATCTTTGTGAGCCTTCTCAAGTGCTTCTAGTCTTGCAAATGCTCTACCAATTGCTTCATTATGGTGGGCATGATTAGCTTCAAGAACTGCTACCTTTGTAACTTGCATAAGGATTAGATCTGTCTTACCTTTTAGTTCGGTAAGTGCATCCATAATCATTTGATCCCGTTGTTCTAGCATGGCGATTTTCCCTTCATGCTTACAGTCTGGCCGGCAATCTGGTGTACTCATCCCTGTTCCTTTTGTATTGGGGTTATTTTATATGAGTATAGAAAAATACCCTCCATTGTGGTAGAGGGTATCAGGAGTGATCACATTAATCAGGCCAGACTATTGCAGGCAGAGTTGCAATGAAGGCTGCAGGTGCAGGTGCAAGAATCTTACCTGCTTTAATATCTGCAAGTAGCTGATATGCAAGATCATTACAGTTATCCATCCACTCTCCGAAGGCAAGACCTTCTGCTTGGAACCTACTTGGGTAACCTGCACGGAGAGCACATGTGTAGCGAGAGTCATACTGTCTCTGCTGTGCAGTGAGATCGTAATGAGCTTCGAGAGCTTGAGTGAACTGAGTCACAAGTACTGATTCAATCTGCTCCTGAGACTTCAGAGAGTACACAAAGTAGGGTACATTCGGAGTCTCGGTTACATAATAGAGTTCAGGCTTGGAGTCATAATCTGCAGGCTTGCTCTCGAAAGGTGTGGTGTCGATTGTACGCAAACCATAATGTGCGATTACTTCCTCACTAAGTTGTGCATTTTGGTTGTAATAGATTACATCCCCGATTTGGATTTGCGAGGAAGGATTAAACCTATTACCTTCACGATCAACTAGAATCTGTGCCATTTGTATTTGCTCCTATTAAATTAATCAGCGCCCAAGGGCGTACTTGCCGGCCACATCGGCGTGTGCAGCACCAACGTAAATCACACCGGCTGAGTTGTTTAGCGTTCCAGAGGAAGTTCTGACCTTCACACCTTGCCCGTCAATATCGGAGTAGCCATTCAGCGTGCTGCTACCGACAAGCGTTGCGTCGTTGGTGTTCATACGCAGGCCGTCATCTGCAACGTTGTAGGTGTCTGACGCTGTGTTCATCAGCATGAAGTGATCTGCACCACCTGAGTTACGGTGCGCCCAGAACCTTCGCGCCTTCATACCAAGATCAGCGTAAGGGCCGTCAGCATTTCCGTTTGCTATGTATTTGAACAGCTTGAAGAAGCCTGAAATCTCACTTATCACCAGATAGTCGTAAGTTCCCGTCGCAGTAGCTGAACCGATCTGAAACGAATTAGTAAGGACACTCGTAATTGACGTACCCGCTGCCTCGTTCGCTGTGGAGCACAGGTTAAGCAATGTACCTGCCGTCAGGTCTGCGTGGTACATCGGGACAGTAGTTCCTCCGGCCCGGTTAAACAACAAGATCATCTGCCGTGACGACTTGCCGATGTTGTGTGTGATCGTGGTTGCTGCGCCGTTGGTGTGGCTGACAGAGCCAGCAGCGGTGCCGTAAGTAGCCCCGATACGGATAGACTCGCCGTACCAGTTCTGCGAACCGGACTGAGTACGCTTCGTTTGGCGTACAAGGCTGGAAGCGGCGACCGCGTATTCGTTGCTGCTGTCGTGACTGAACTGCCATGCCCAAGACTCTGCGGCATCGCGGTTCTTCAGCACATCAACGTAGTCAGTCCAGCCACTACGGGCAGCAGCAAGCGTGGCGTAGATGTTGGCTTCGGTGTCAATAACCGAGACAAAGCCGGCCTTCGGATTCAGAATCGCCGGAGTTGGCAGGTTCGCTTGACACAGGGCTTTGAATCCTGTGGGCGGGGTGTAGGCGAAGGTGCGCTGGCCGAAGTTCCAGTAACCGTAAAAAGCGTAATTCCAGCCCGACGACATATAGGGAAACCATACCGCACCCGGAGTAAAGGTATATGAAGGGTTGGTTCCAGCTTCTACATCGCTGGTGTTTATGGACGTTCCCCACCAAGCCTTACCGGCATCCATGTCAATCGCATACCGGAATGTTCTGTTGTCCGAGGCGGACACTCCTTCTGCAAGCGCCTGAACTGATGGGATGACTAGCCCGACTGTTCCGTAGTAATTTCCTGAGTACAAGCCGCCCGACTTCTGAACTTCCAGATAAAACTTTCCCGTAGTCGGCAACGGATGCCCGTACAGGTATTGGCTAATCGTCACTCCGGTGTAGTAAGTCGTCAGACCAGCGTCCAGATAAGACAGCGAACTCCCCTTTGGAATTAGCGTTGCCATATTCCAGAACGAATTCCCCGGCACATCCAGCATGTGGTCGTAGGTTGTTCCTGCGGTCAGGCTGAAGTTGTTCGGCGTCCAGTGATTGTTCTTTGACGAGATGTCCTTGCCTACGTTGTATGTGGCGAAATTAGGGTCGTCGAAGTCGAGCATGAAGCTGTTGGTGCCACCAGCATCGACTATGGCTTTGACTGCGGATTGGCTCTTGCTCACCCACTCGTTGATTTCGGTGTTGAGGTAGCCGAATGAGGAAGGTGTTAGGGCAGTACCGCCAACAAAACAAACACGGGCGCGGTATCCATCAAAGAAGTTACCGTCTGAACCTACTCGCCCTATCTCATGCGGAACCGTGTTGCTAAAGGCTGAATCGGAGTTCTGCGCTATATAAGTAGAACGGGCATCCGTCGAGTACGTCTGCAGAACGTTATTTACATATATGCCGAGCCGGTTGGACGCACTCGCTTGAGTGGTGTCGCAGACAATTGAAATGTCAAGCCACGCTGTCGGATCTCTGAATACCGCGTTGGTTACCAGATAAATATCGTTGTTTGACTGAATCCGAATAGTATCGGCGGTTGTGAAAATGACAGCGACCAAGCTGCCCCAACCATTCACACCTACTGTGCCGGCCATACATATGACTTGAGAAGTACCTAGCTTCCCGCGCTTAACCAAATCGCGCCACGTCCAAGTCTTACGATTCCCGGCAGACGCTGGTGTGAAGCTCAAATACTGCGCCCCACGAAACCGCAGCGAATGTCCGATGTCGCCAGTGTCTGGCCCACTACTAACAGCATCACTAAATATAGTAGGTACAAACATAATTACACCGCATCTTTCCGAATACCAGTGTATTCCAGAGTATTCCCACTACCTCCAATAAACCCAAGAATATCAGTCTTACTTGCTGTAGTTGTCAGAACAGGCGCACCAGCAGTACCGAACTTAAAGGCAGCATTATACGCAAGGGTTCTAGAACCTGTACCATCCTGAGTAACTCGGAGAATATACATTGCATACTGATTGATATTGGTAGGAGCATTCATAATACGATTCCCACCTAAAGTAACAGCTACTACCTGTCCGTTAGAATCTCCGTTCCAATCAATCGTAGCGCCGTCTGTGAGAGTGCCGTTCTTAGGAGTCTGTTGTGCAGTCCAAGTCTGTTCCACATCTAACTTAGCCGTATCAGCATCATACGCTTGCACATCAGTACCAATTACCAAACCAAGTGTAGTTCTCTGAGCAGCCGCATTTGCATCATCAAGCAAAGCCTTACCAGCAGCAGTAAGGTCAAAAGTTGCAGCAGTTCCTGCACCGGTAAACTGAATACCTTTATCCGCAGCAGATGTAAGGCCAGCAATCGCAGCTAGATCAGCATCATAAGCCTGTACATCTGAGCCAATTGCAACACCTAAGTTATTCCGCGCAGTAGCAGCATTGGTGAGATCGCTCAAGTTATTAGCAGCAAGCATATCACCTGAGCCAGCACCAGCTGCACCTTTCTCAGCGATCACATCCCACTTATTAGCTGCGAGATCAGTTGCAAAAGTACCTGAAGTATGAGCCTCAAGGCACACATAGGAATTACCAGCTTCTTTCACTGCATCATTGATTGCATAAACAGTTGCAGTAAGCCAAGCACCTTTCCAGTCGAGAGGAACATAAAGAGCAGCAGTGGCAGCAGAAGCAGCAGCTGCATTAGCTGCGCTAGTAGCTGTGGATTCAGAACTAGCAGCATTATTCTCAGACACAAGAGCAGCAGCTGCACTAGCAGCCGCATTTGTCTCAGAAATTAGTGCAGCCGCAGCCGCAGCTTCAGCCAGAGCAGCAGCACCTTCAGCATCTTCAATTGCAGTATTACCTACAACTTCTACAAGATCATTCACATCACAGGCAGGAATTGAAAATGTGGAAGAAGAAGTTTCCGTAACTTCAGAGCCGGGAAGTTTGGCTCGGTTCACATATACTGAAAGTGCGCCATTATTAACAGAGTAGGTGAATTGAGTAATTACAAATGCAGTCTGACCTTCAGTTGCAACAAAGGTTTCAGACTTAAGCTGAGAGCGCGGATCAACAGCAGGTACGTTATTAGAGCCGGGAGTCCAGATTGATGCAGTCATTTCTTATACCCCTTCGATTTCAATATTAGATGCTTTCAGAAGCATCAGTTGTTCCATGGCAAGTTTGTTGTAAATCGTAGCTTGCTCGTCTTGTCCTTTAGTTTTAAAGATCTGGCAAGCAGCTTCGTATACAATATAATATGGATGATCCAATGCAACCCAACTGGAGTATCCTGCATCAGTAAGAACAGGATTCTTATAGTATCCAAGAAGGATGTATTGCAGAAGTGTGGAGGATTTGATCTGAATTACAGCACCTGCTCCGTAACAGATATCAGTTTTCTCCTCTCCGTACCGATCCAGAGAGAGTGCAGGAGTTATAACAGAGAGGAAATCTCCGGGAACTCCAGCAACATCAGTCTTACGGATGTATTTAAGTGCCCTATAGTTAGGAAAAATACTCCGATACTCTAGAGCTTGTACGTAATCTGAGGTAGAGAAGCTAACCCCAGACTCCTCGATATCTTTGTAGAAGAAATCACTCTGATGGGCTTTAAGTGTGGCAGCCTTGACTGCGAGCTTAGTTTCATTTACCAGATCAGGACGATTGGTAATAGTGTACACATCGGCTAAGAGTTCAGTCAAAGTTGCCATGTTAAAGTCCTTACTTAAGATTCAATTATTTCGAGGCAGATTTTGCAGCAGCAATACCTGCAGTCAGGGAGTTACCGAGACCAGTGCCAGCACCTGCACTCTTATCAGAGTTACCTGCATCAACACCAGCAGGAGCAGAGGCTTTAGATGCTTCATACTCTGCAATGATTTTCTTCTTCAATGCAGCCATCGGATCAAGTTGAGCAGTTTCAGCAACAGAATCTTTTTCATCAATGAAAATCGTGGGATGCTTAGCTTTGATCTCAGCTTCCAACTCAGCGATATGCTCTTCGTTATCAGTGGTCAGGCGGCCTTCAATAAAATAACCGAACGAACCATCTTTGAACACATACTTGCATGAACGGATTGCACACTTAAAAACTCGGTAAGCCATGTTAATTCTCCAGTATTACGATAGGGATACTACAGGTGGGAGTGAAAATGGAGACTCCACACTTAAGCAGAGTCTCCAGTTACTACTTAATATCAGCCAGCAGCAGCTGCGGTGAAGTTATGCAGGATTGCGTTAGCTGGCGGGTTCTTAATGACACAAGTCATTTCAGTCGTCAGCGTGCCACCAACTGCATCCAGACCATCCGAGCTTTCGCCGCTTGCACCGAACTCTTCGTTCTTGGTCTTACGATCGCCAAGGTAAGCAACCTTGAAAGTCGAAAGATCAACTGCAACGCCCATCTTGCTCCACGTTGGGTTGGTGTTGAACAGAGGATGCTCAACCATACGGAACGTACCACGAGCAGTCTTGAATGTGCTGAATTGCAGACCATAGGAAGTCTGACCATCAACCAGCTGATACGTACCATTCAAGCGGCCAATGTTGTTCAGGACACGCTTAGCAGCGCCACCAACAAACAGAACACGCTCGTTAGCAACCTTCGGATCAGTAGCTTGGTCAAATACCGGATCGAGAGCAGCTTCAAGCTGAGTGTAAGTAGTGGTGCCACCGAGGGTGGTAACGTTAGCAGAACTGTACGAAGGCGGATAGTACGAGATATTACCAACAATGCTCAGCATACCATCCATCGTGCGGAACGGCTGACCATTACGGGTACCAGACGACTTCTGACCGAAGAACAGCGAAGTCTCAATTGCAGTAGCGTGGAAAGCGGCGCAATCCTGACGCGACTCAGCAATATTGCTTTCGCCGGCGATGACTTGCGTAGCACGAACCGTATCCGAGATAGTCCAAGTATTACGGAAAATCTGGGTAAGGTTAGTAATACGAACAGGCTGAACTTGCTGAGCAACAGGACGATCCGAAGCTTCTTCCGAAGCATTACCAACTTGGTACAGGTACACATCATCAGCAATAGCAGCAGCCGAAACAGTACCGATACCACGGCCAACGCTAACTTGAGTCGAAGAGAGAACCGAGTTAACAATGATATTCTCACCCGTCGAGTTAACACGGAACAGCATACCCGGAAGAATGTTAGCAGTGCTATCAACAGTGAAGGTGGTAGTAGTGCCATCACCGATTGCACCGTTCAGTTTCATTTCCGGGAACAGCATAGTCTTCGTGAAGAAACCATGCTCGATTGCAACAGCAGTTTCAGAAGCAAGCATCGACGTCATACCAAACAGCGGAGCAGAACCGTTCGGCATCAGACGAGTGATCATCGAAGCAAACGACAATGCACGATGATCTTGCGTAAAACCGCTGGAATTAAAGATACCAGTTGCCATTTTATTTCCTTTACTTTTCTATTAAATTAAAACGGGATGTAAGTCTTACAGACCGTACAGGTTCATCGTGGTTGCAGAGGTTTTCTCCAGCAGGAACATCTTAGCAGTTGCGTTAACCGTAAGATTACCAGAGGCCGTAACACCGGTGCCGCCTGCGATCGTAGCAGTTTGTGCAGCAGTGTTGGAGAGCACAAACATATACGTATCACCGATATCCATGGCCGGCATAGCAGCCAGAATATTAGCAGCAGTATCCGTGGTGTAAGTCACAGCACCAGCAGCACCGGTGAACACAGCAACACCGCCAAGAATCTGAGCCAAACTAATCGTCTGAGCACCAGCTCCAGAGTTAACAGTGCGAGCAGGCATTGCTATGAAACCATCACCGACACGAGCAGGGCGCTCGCAACCTTTATCAGTTACTTCAGGACGAACAAAAGACATTTGTATTACCTCACTAAGTTAATTTAACTACAAATTGTAGATCAGAGAAAACCAGCCCAATCAGTAGCTTTCGGATCTTTTGCACTAGCAGCGGCTGCATCTGCTGCAGTTTGGGGAGCATTAGCAGCCCCAGCAAAAGCGGAAAGATATTGTTTTGCCATTTGAGTAAGTTCAGACGAGGAAGCATTAGGATGTTTCATCGAAAGAGTTTGCTCAAGTGCGCCAAGGAGGGGAGCAGCAGCAGGATGGGATAGTGCAGGGTTTTCACTACGGAGAGATTCAGAGACATTCAGTCTCTTAACATGGGCAGGAATTTCATTCTGGAACCGTTCCATTGCTTTTGCAATTGCTTGCTCAGTAATCTTAGTTGAGGCAAATGCAGCTTGTGCATATACGCCCTGACCAACTTGATTCATTGCTTGTGCAAAAGCTTGAACAGCAGCTTCGCCACCTTGCGAAATAGCTTGCAAATGTTCAGGAGCAATCATCTTAGTAAAGTCCGTCTTGCGTGCAGCTTCTGCAAGTGCTTTCGGATCTACGTTAATGAGAGGTTGCTGTTCAGTAGGGTTAGCGTTAGGTTGCCAAAGTTCACTAAATTGATCAAGTGGGGAAGCATTTGCTGCGGGTGCAGGTTCAGGAGTACCAGCAGGAACAACACCGTTAGGAGCAGTGCCCGGAGTTGCTGCGGGTACCTGTGCAGGATTTGCAGGAATATTACCCGGCTGGCCAGCACCATTAGTAGCAGGTGCAGGAGCAGCTGGCTGGGCAGGAGCTGCAGGGGTAGAACCGAAAAGAGAGGCGAAAATGCTCATGTTAATTCTCCGTCATTGTGGATTGTAAATCAAGTAGATACTTCAGGATGCCGATTTGTCCAGTGAGTTCGGCCTCACGTTGTAGGAATTGCTGTGGATTTACAGGATCATACTTAAGTGCAATTTTCTCCTCTGCTAGGTCTGCGATAATATTCTGCATTACTGCTCTCTGCTCAGGATTGAACTGCGAACCTACTGCTAGTTCATCCTGAGTGAGAGTGTAGGAAATGAAACTTGATTTAGTGTTTGCAAGCATCACTGAGCCTCTGCGTTAGTAATGTTATTAGTGATGTTATTAACTCTGGTAGCAATCTCTGGCTGAGCTTGGAGAGGTGCAGCTTGCATACCAGCAGGTTGATAACCAAATTGCTGCGGTGTAGGTTGAGGAGGAAATTCTCGTACACCTTGTTTAGCCATCTCAAGAGTAACCTGTTGCCAACTCTGCACTGCTTGCTCATACGCAATTTGCTCTGGGCCTTTCTCGAACTCAGTAATACGAGCACCCTGAGTTTTCATAAGATACGAGAACATCGGGCCTACATTGTACTGAGAAGAAAGTTGCGGAGAGGAACCAATCATTTGCATCGCAGTCTGCATCACATCCGCATTGATCAATTTATCTTTCGGTGTGAGACCATCAGATACTTTGAATTCAACAACAGCCTTGCGGAGCTTAACTGGATCAATCGTAACTTGTTGCTGAGTTTCACGATTGTACAGCTGAGTTCCGCCTTGATACTGGAGAATGTTAAGTTTCAGAATCTCCTTGAGGGGAGTAAAAACTTGAGCTTCGTAGTGCATTGCAACCAACTGATCTCGTCCATTGGCATTACCCATCACAGACTGGAATTCAGATTGAGTCTTATTACCTTTTACGAATTGTCCTTGGCTAACAGGATTCTGGCCTGATACTTTATCTGCCATCCGAATGATCTGATCAGTTTGTTGCATAACAATACCAGACTGATCATCACGGAACGGAATTGGATAATAAGCATCTTGCACAGGCTTACCATAAGCAGACGGACGAACAGGAATCTTAGCAGAAGGATTCTCGTTATTGATATGCTCGCTACTGATTCTAGAAGGATCATAAATACCACGATCAGAAATAGCTCTACGTCGTGCAGCAATGGAGGAGTTCCACATTGCAGATGTAAGATCTTGGAAACCTAGTGCATTCTCTGCAAGAGACTTAGTTTGATACCCTAATCCATCATCAAGAGGCTGGCCAAAGAGAACAGGGATGTAACCATGTGCATTGGTTTGGCGTTCTGCATACACAAGAACAGAACCATTAATTACAATAAATTTCCATACCTGCGGAGTATTGGCTGCAGGAACTTTCAGATTGAAATCAGAAGGAAGAATCCGCCCATACAGAGTTGTAACTTCATAACAATCTTTGTAAGAGATCTTAGCAACTGAATCAGAGAGACCCGCCCACGATGACCAATTAAAGGAACCATACATCTTACGATCAATCGGAGCAGAAGGATTAAGAGTAGGAATGTAATAGGATTCGAAACCCCCAGAACCGAGACCAGACTCGAAAGCTTTAACTACGTTGTCAGTCATCTTATCCGGAAGGGAGTTGATGAAAGCTTTGAGTTGGATACGGGACATGAGTTCGGTGCGACCAGCAAACTCACCTTTCGTGTGCATCTCACAAGGAAGAACACGAGTATCAAAAATGAGGTTGTATGGATCCCAGCGATGGATACAGTTACCTTCCCAGATTACTTCTTTAGGCTTAGCCTGAGTTGCACTGAATGCAATATCAGTGTCGAGAGCAGCAGTGACAACAGAACTCCAGCTAACTTCCATAGCTGAGAGATTGTATTTAAATCCATCACGGAAAAATTTGATGAATTCTGCAACCCAGCCACCCCGTACAGATTGTTCTGCAATCACAGTTTCCATCTGCATTGCTTCATCCATATACTGCGGAGAGGCAGTGATACCAAACAGAGGATAGCCGGTGAGGAATACGCTACTTTGGTAGGTAACAGCAGCCTCAACTTGTGGGAGGACAACTGGCACAGTAATATTCTGGAACTTGGTTTTGTCTCCATTCGCATTAGCTCGGCGAGCTTGTGCATTCTCTTTAGAGAGGTCTTGTTCCCGCATGTATGCGAGATCCATTGCACGAAGTTTAGCTCTCAGATCCCATTGGGAACCAAGAGATTGGTATGCAGATTTAACATACTCTGTAATTCCCTCTTGCGACTTCTTAGGTACAAGAGTGGGTGTGTTGGATGCCATTTGGTTTATTCCTTCTGATTGAGTTGGTATTGCGATTGCAACATTACTTCCCTGTTACAGTGGTCTGTGCCTTCTCATCCCACATCCAAGTATCTCGTATATCGTATATCGGCTCTTGCTTCGCATCCATACGTGCACGATTTTCTCCAACTTGACGTGCATATACTTCCTCGTTTGTCATCTCCATAATCTCAGTTGCTTTCTTCTTAGAGATTGTGGAATCTGCCGACATGTGCTTCATTAACTCAGCTGCCTTGAGATCACCTGCAAATGCTCCAGCTTCTTTTAAGTTAGTGCCAGAGACTCTACCTTGAGTTGGATCGATGATATGAGTTAATTCATGATACAGAGTTTTAGCTGGATTAAATTCTCCCGAGGTAGGGAAGGCATTGATTTCAATCAAGTGATTTTTTCCTCTAGGATCGTAAGTTGCACTACCTCTTGTATTAGCAGGTAGCCTATCAGTCATACGA